CAGTTCTCAGGCTACCATCGTGGCATGAGGTTGACAGCGACCGAAGAAATGTTGCAACGCTTGTCGAAAGTACGTAGAATAGCACCTGTCGCAAGTAACGCTACGTACTTTCATAGCAACAAAGTGCACCCAACGTGGGCACACAAGATGAAACGAATTCTAACCATCGGAAAGCATGCTTTTTACATGCCCCGAAAACCAAAGGAGAAACACAAATGACCCATCCAATCGGTACAAAACTTCGCGTGATTAACGACCTTGGCGACGACTTCGTAGTCGGGGATATCGTCTACTCAGTCCCTAACACGTTCAAACCCATGTACAGTGATCCAACGAAGTTCACGGCTGTGTCCAAGAGCAAGTCTAGCACAGCGCACGGCGGGTGGACCGATGGCGACTTCGAAGTAGTGGAAGAGGAAGCACCACTGAAGAACTTCATCATCGACGTTACCGACGTGGAAACTACTATCCGTGTCGGCAAGCTGCTGAGTTCGGACCAGCTCAAGCGTATCATCGACATTCTGGGGGAGTGATGGTAACAATCGAAGGTAAGTACGGAATCAAGGCTACCATCCTCGCTGACTCGATCAGCAAGGCGGGCGTCCGGTTCCTGACGTTCGAAATCGAATACCCGCGTCTGGTGTTGGCGGAGCTGAACACGCACCGGATGCTGTCGAAGAACAGCTTCAGCTCACGTGCTGTACCGTTCCTGAAGATGCTCAAGCAACTGCTGGGCCGTCCGTTCCGTTTCGGTGCAAACCAGAGTGGTATGCAGGACAAAGGTGAAGACTTCAACGCTGGCGTTCTGGGCTGGCCTGTGGAGTACGATGGTAACTCTGGTTCCCCGCTGTGGACGCCTGAAGAAGCTTGGGACGAAGCGAAGGAACACGCCATCTACTTCGCAGATCAGTTCAATAAGGCTGGCTACCACAAGCAAGTGTACAATCGCCTACTTGAGCCGTTCCAGATGATGAAGACGGTGCTGAGTGGTACTGAGCTGGAGAACTTCTTCTGGCTCCGCGACCATGAAGCTGCTGATCCGACTCTGGCGGAACTGGCCCGTGTGATGAACGAGGCACGTAAGGCTTCTACGCCGGAGTTGTTGCAGGCTGGTGAATGGCACTTGCCTTACATCTATGGCAAGGCTGTAAAGGAAGACGGCACGATCATCGGCTACCAGATGAACGAGGAAATCGGGGAAGAGGGCCGATTGCTGACGCTGGAAGAGGCAATCAAGGTATCATGTGCACGTTGCGCTGCTGTAAGCTATCGTAACGAAGGTTACGGGCTGGAGAAGTCGCTGGAAGTGTACGACCGGCTGGTGGGTGACGAGAAAAAGCATGCTTCTGCGTTCGAACACTGTGCTACGCCGATCCGTGAATGGGGCTACTACCCAAGCAGTGTTCGTCCGACGAACTACGAACAGAACCATCCGTGGGTTCCGTACACATGGGAAGAAGGCATCACGCACGTGGATCGTCAAGGTAAGTTGTGGTCGGGCAACCTGAAGGGCTGGCGGCAGTATCGGAAGTTCATTCCGGGCGAGAACTATGTTGGCCCGTCAGCTTAAAACGATAGGGCAACGGGCCTTGGTGCAAGCCAAGGCTTGTCCTAACACTCGCTCGATCATCATGTGTGGTAAGGCTACAAGCGAGAATGCCTTGTGGAAATTCCTCGCAACGAGTAAGATGTCGGGCTTCACGTACGATGCTCGTAGCCGTTCGATTACCCATAAGGACGGTGGTAAGGTTATGTTGCGACATGCCGACAGGGATGTCCGTGAATATGCCGGATACCAGATTTCACATCTCTGGATTGACGAGTACGTGAAGCCCGAAGCGCTGGAGTTTATGCGTTGCCGGATACGCTCGACGCTTGAGCAAAAAGACCCGATGGGAGTGTATTGCTACTACGGAAGGAAGGAGTGAATGCGGGATACATGGAGAGGCACGGGAAATGAGCAACAAATGGAACATTGATTTAAGTTACCCGCATAACGAGCAGTGCCCGAGATGCGCAAGAGAGGGACGCGATTCTGCACGGGATAATCTACAAGTTTATTCAGAAGGTAATGGAGCCTACTGCCACGCTTGCGGGTGGACTTTACTGAGCGACGAAGAGAAGGCTAAACGAGGGATTTATGAAGAGGAAGAGGATGAACAAGTGAGCACTCGTGACCCGATTACAGATGAAGAGAACGCAACCATAAAAGGCTACACAGGAACTAAATCAAAAGGGTGGAGGGGTATCAAAGATGAAACAAACAAGTATTTCGGCATCAGATATGAATATGATGAAGAGACGGGAGAGCCAGATGCCCAGTATGTACCGACGACAATTAATGGCAAGCTCGTTGGCTACAAGGTCAGAAGAATGCCAAAAGACTTCAGCGGTCCCGTTGGAGTTGTTGGCAAGGACTGTGACCTCGTGGGGCAATTCAGGTTCACCAATGGTGGCAGGGTAGTCGTCATCGTTGGTGGTGAGGTAGATCAACTGTCGGCCTACCAAATGCTAGCGGAGTACCAAGAGTCGAAAGGCTACGATGCTGTCCCGGTCGTATCGCCTACCGTGGGCGAAACAGGTTGCGTGAAGCAAATCCAAGCACAGTATGAATGGTTCAACAAGTTTGACAGGATCATCATCGGCATGGACAATGACGCTGCCGGGGAGACAGCTACGCATAAGATCGCGAAGGTTCTGCCGAAGGGTAAGGTGTATGTCGCCAAGTGGTCACGCAAAGACCCAAATCTTATGCTGACAAGCGGGCTGGAGAAGGAGTTCGTCAACAACTACTTCAAGGCCAAGCCGTACACGCCGGATGGTATCGTGGGGTCGAGTGGACTGGGTGACAAGATTCGTGAAGCAGCAGGGATGAAGAAGATTCCGCTACCTCCGTTCATGCACAAGCTGCAAAAGATGATGGCTGGCGGGTTCCCGCTCAAGACCATTATCAACCTCGGCTCTGCGTCTGGTACTGGTAAGTCTACTATCGTGGACGAGATGACGTACTACTGGATTTTCAACAGTCCGTACAAAGTAGGTATCGTCACGCTCGAAAGCGACAGCGGGCAGTACGGTACGAAGATTCTGAGCCGACACGTCGGACGGAAGATCGACCTGATCGAAGACGAAACGGACAAACTGGCATACCTCGACTCGGACTACGTGCGGGAGAAGGAAAAAGAGCTGTACTTCATGCCGGATGGTACGGATCGCTTCTATCTTATCGAGGACCGCGATGGCGGCCTTGAGTCGATGAAGGCGAAGATCGAAGAGCTGATTATCGCTTGCGGTTGTCAACTCATCATTCTGGACCCGTTGCAGGACATTCTGGACGGTATGACGAACGAAGAGCAAGCTGTCTTCCTGAAATGGATGAAGGGCATGTTGAAGTCGCACGACGTAACGTTCATCAACGTCAACCACGTTCGTAAGAGCGGTGGCGGACAGAAGGCCAACTCCACCGGGGCTGATCTGTTTGAGGAAGATATGCAGGGTTCGTCTTCCATTTTTAAATCCGGGGCATGCAATCTTCTCTTTACGCGTAACAAAGAGGCAGAGGACGAGATTGAAAGAAATACTACCCGCATGAAGGCTAGTAAGATTCGCTGGACCGGCAAGACGGGCGTTGCAGGAGAGTATTTTTACGATAACGCTAGTCACACCATGTTTGATAAGGACGACTACCTAGCTAAGAACGGTACTAAGGAATTCTGATGAAATACGCAGACTTCCTTGAATATGCCCCGAACGTACCAAGCGGGCTTAGGTGGAAGGTGGCTAGAGGCGGCGGAGTAAAAGCCGGGGACATGGCGGGAGCCATGTCTTCCTCTGGTTACTGGGGATTGAAGCTCGGAGGGGAGCGCCTGCTGTGCCACAGGGTTGTGTGGGCGTTGCTAGACGGAGAACTGCCAGATAGTAGTATGTGTATTGACCACATCAACGGCAACAAGAGTGACAACAGGAGGGAGAATCTTCGTACTACTACCATACAAGGCAACAACAGAAACCGAGCTAAGCGCGGAAGTAACACATCCGGCGTGACTGGGGGTATTTAGCGTCTCAGTGACATTTCCAAGTGAAGATTTCACCCGGCACTATTTCAGAGCATCTTGGGCAAACTCCGAGGGCAAGCAAAGGGTGAAGTCGTTCAGTATCGATACCCTCGGTGTTATGGTGGCGTTCAGAGACGCTTGCAGGCACCGGGACCATGAGATAGAGAAACTGAACGTGCACGGGGCAGGTTATACTTCCCGGCACGGAAATTAGTAGTTGACACACGTACGTAGATAGCTTACACTACGTACTTCCAATCAACCAAGGAGAAAATTATGACGCAAGCAACCAATCAAATCACGTCGAAGTTCAAAGATACATTCGTAAAACTGCACGGAGGCTC